TTACGACAAAGACAACGACCACCAGCGCATCAACCCCGGACTGGTTATTGTCGATGCCGATCAACGCGTGTTCTTCGACCCTGACAGCAAGCTCTACGACAAGTCGGATGCTCGCTACTGCTTTGTGCTTACGGCCAAGAGCGTGGCGTCGTTCGAAGATGAGTATGACGACAAGCTGACGAGCTGGCCTGAGGGCACGACGCGCGAGGTTGGGGCTTTCGACTGGTACACGCCCGATGTCGTTATCGTGGCGGAATATTATGAGGTTGAAGACAAGAGCGACCGGCTGCTGATCTTCACGCATTCCCTGTCTGGCGAAGAACAGCGCTGGTGGAAGAGCGAGATCGAGCCGGAAGAGGTCGAGGATCTGAAGGCCAAGGGCTGGACGCTCGCCACTCGCTCAGGCCAGCGCCGTCGTATCAAGAAGGCGGTTCTCTCGGGCCAAGAGGTGCTGAAGGGTCCGGGTTATATCTCCGGCGACTGCATTCCTGTGGTACCGGTCTATGGCAAGCGCTGGTACGTTGACGGCATCGAGCGGTTCAGCGGCTACGTCCAGGACAAGATGGACAGCCAGAAGTTGTATAATCAGCTTGTGAGCCGACTGGCCGAGACTTCGGCTATGTCGCCGCGTGACCTTCCGATCTTCGCGGCATCGCAGCTTCCGAAGAAGCTTCAAGACTTGTGGGCAAAGCAGGTCGTTGAGCGCCATCCATACGCCCTCGTCGAACCCCTCACGAACGCGGACGGGACAGTGATTTCCGCTGGCCCGATCGGCGTAATTCCTGCGGCTTCTCCGTCTGCCTCCGATGCTGCGCTGATCCAGCTTGCCGGTGGCGACCTCATCGAAGACCAGCAGGACGGTTCAGACACCGCAAAGGCCAACACCTCCGAAGAGGCGATGCAGCTTGCCGCCACGCGGGTCGATGCGCGGTCGGGCATCTACCTCGACAACATGCGCCAGTCCGTCCAGCGCGAGGGCGAGATATACCTCAGCATGTGCTCTGACGTGTATTGGGAGCCGGAGCGCGAAGTCGAGACGATGACAGAGGACGGCGACGACGGGATCGCCGTGCTTCAGCAGCCGGTGACGGACAAGAAGACCGGCGTGTCGGGCATGAAGAATGACTTCAGCCGCGGTCGATACAAGGTGGTCGTCAGCGTTACCGAGGCCACTGCGACCCGCCGCGACAAGACTGTGAAGTCCATGCTTCGCACTGCTGAGGTCGCAATGGCCGCTGGTAATCAGGAGCTGGCGAACATCGCTATTCTGACCGCCGTGATGAACCAGGACGGCGAAGGCACGGTCGATATGCAGACCCATGCCCGCAAGCAGCTTGTAGCGATGGGCGTGATCGAGCCGACCGAAGAGGAACTGAAGGCAGCACAAGCAGCGCAGCAGCAGCCCGATCCGAACGCGGAACTTGCTGGCGCGCAGGCTGAAGCGCTGAAGGCTGGCGCTCAGAAGGACATGGCGCAAGCAGCGGAGTCGGTTGCCAAGACCGGCAAGGCCGAAGCCGAGACCATCAAGATACTCAGCGAGGCGGAGAAGAACGGGGTGGAAGCCGCTCGCATTCAGATGGACGCCCTACAGCCGCCGCAGATCAACGTGCCGACGCTTCAGTAGCTATGGCCGAAGTGCTAGCCTTCAAGCCGCGTGAGAAGCCCGATCCGCACTTGGTTGGCGAGGCGATTTGCATTGCCTGTCGTCGCACTTGGACAGCGGTTGTTCCCGAAGGAACCTTCTGGCTGGAGTGCGAATGCGGGGCCATGAAGGGCATCCTCCGCCATCGCGTGGGAGCTGACGAAGGCGACCTGGAGTTCCAATGCGACTGCGGTTGCGAAGCCTTAGTCGCCTACCTTCACAAAGGTCGCTTCTATCTGCGGTGCATGGGTTGTGGCGTCGATCATACCGAAGCCATCTTCCAATAGCACAGAGTTCAATTCCCCTGCGCTCCCCACAGTCCGAAACTCCCGCCCACGGCAACCGCCCTGCCGATCAAGGGTGAGATACGGGAGCAAGACATGGCTGACGAAGCCGACACACCAGAAGATGACGAACTGTTGCTGGATGATCCGGTTGAGGAGCCGGATGACGAGCCGAATCCTGAAGTCAACGATGCGGCTGACGAAGAGGAAGTCCTAACCTTTGGCGACGACCTTCCGCCCGAGCAGCCCGACGAAAGCAACGTCATCAAGGCGATGCGTCAGCGGCTGAAGGACAAGGACAAGGAGCTTGCCGAGCTTCGCAAATCCGCCCCCCAGCAGCAAGCAATCGAGGTAGGCGAAAAGCCGACCCTTGAAGCCTGCGAATACGACGAAGAGGCGTTCGACCGCGAATACGAAGCGTGGCGCCAGCGCAAAGCCGCCGCCGAGCGCCAGCAGTCGGAAGCCTCACAGCAGAGCGAGCAGGCGGCCAAGGCGTGGGAGGCCGAGAAGCAGCGCTACACGACTGGCAAGGCCGCGCTTGGCTATGCCGATGTAGACGATGCCGAAGAGACCGTGACGGCCGCGCTGGGTGAGAACCTTGCCGGCGCGCTCATCATGGCAACCGAGAACCCGGCCCGCGTGACCTATGCGCTCTACAAGCATCCCGAGAAGCTTGCCGAGCTCGCAGCGCACGCATCGAACCCGATCAAGTTCATCGCCGCAGTCGCGAAACTGGAAGGACAACTCAAGGTGGTCAAGAAACGCAAAGCAGCCGAACCCGAGCAGATCGAACGTGGTTCAGGCTCAATCGCATCAACCCGCACCGACAAGCAGCTTGAGAAGCTGGAGAAGGAAGCTGAGCGCACGGGCGACCGCACCGCAGTCGTGGCTTACAAGAAGAAGCTCAAAGCCAAGTAGGCACAGAGTTCAATTTCACTGATTAGCGGACGGGGTTAGAACAAGCCTCGTCCGCACATCCAGCGCCCTCCGGCTGAGACAGGAGAGACCACAGCGGAACTGACCGGCCTCGGGCCGAGACACAGTTTTTGGTCTCTTCAGAGGACGCTACACCATGGCTAACGCTTTTACCCGCGCCGAGCAGGTCATCTTTGACGAGATGATCGAAGGCTTCGACGACGCGCTTGTTTTCGGCAAGCTCGCCCGCAATTTCAATCCGCTTGATGCAGAAGAGCAGGCTCGCTCCGGCGACCGCTTCTGGCTTCCGGCTCCGCAGATCAGCGCATCATTCGACGGCTTCGACCAGACTGCCAACTTTGGCGATCTGACCGAGCTTCAGGTGCCTGTGGACATCGGCTTCCACAAGGTTGTGCCGCAGAAGTTCAGCTCCAAGGAGCTTCGCGTCGAGAGCGCTCTTCGCAACCGCGGCACCGCAGCCCGGCAGAAGCTGAGCAGCGACATCAACCTGGCGCTCGCTAATACTGTTGCCCTCCAGGGTTCAGTGTTCGTGAAGCGCACTGGTGCGCCGACGGGCTTCGACGACGTGGCGATGGCCGACGCGGCGATGACGGAAGTTGGCGTGAACATGGGCGACCGTGTTTTTGTCGCTGCTCCCCGAGTTGCCAACGCAATGGCCGGCAATCTCGCTAGCCGGGCGACTGACAATGCTCGCGATGCGACTGCCTATGAGAAGGCGCAGATTAGCACGGGCATCGCCGGCTTCGACGTGTTCAAGAGCGACCAGTCGATCCGCCTCGCCGCGGCTACGGGTGGCGCAACGACCGTCAACGGTGCCAACCAGTACCACACGCCGGTTTCGACCGTCACCACGGCGAGCGGCACCACGAACGTCGATAACCGCTACAGCAACCTGACCGTGACCTCGGCCAACTATGCCGGAATCAAGGTCGGTGACGCCTTCACCATCGCGGGCGTCAACAGCGTGAACATGATTACCAAGCAGGACACGGGGCAGCTTCAGACGTTCCGCGTCATCGGCAAGCCTTCTGCTGGTGTCATCCAGGTTGCTCCGGCGATCATTTCGGCGGGTGCCGGTGGCCGTGCTGCGGCAGAGTACATGAATGTGTCGGCAACCCCGGCATCTGGTGCGGCGCTGACCTGGCTCAACACCACGACTGCCGAGATGAACCCCTTCTTTGTTCGTGACTCGCTGCTCCTGGTTCCCGGTTCCTACGCGGTTGATCCGCAGGACGGTTGGCAGGTTCAGCGTGCTCGTACGGATATGGGCATCGGTATCACTTACACGCGCCAGGGCGAGATCAACGATCTCAGCGTCAAGGTTCGTTGGGAAGTCGATTTCGGCACCTCGTTCCTCAACCCGCAGTTCGGCGGCGTTGAGATGTTCGGCCAGGCATAAGGAGTAAATGACAATGGCTACTCGTAAGCAAGACAGCTCCGCCACGGCCAAGCAGCAGGCGAAGACCGGCGCGGAAACCGCCAAGGAAGGTGCAGAGCGCACCGGCCTTGCGGCTCCCTCGGTGTCTCAGGTGGAGAAGGCACGCAACGAAGGCGTGACCGAAGCCATCAAGGAGCAGGCCAAGGATGCGTACGAATACGCGACCGACGGTCAGCTTCCCGGCGAGGCTCCGCAGACGCGGCAGTTCACTATGTCGGACGCTCACACCAACATGATCGATGGCTTGCTAGGCCTTGGCCCGGATGAGCTTGAAGAGCGTGTCGATGAGAAGGCGGACTCGCCTCTCTCGGAAGATCAGGTCGCGAACCTCCTCAAGCTGGAGCGCAACGGCCCGAACCGCACACTCCATGTCCAAGTCCTATGCAAGCGGCTGAAGGTGAAATCGCCCCTTGAGGTGCCAGGTGCCGGAACGGCTCCGTACACCAACGACGTGAGTAACCTCACCCCGATCGCACGCCCCGGCGAGTGAACGGAAAGGTCGGGGCGGCCCGCTCCCGTGGTCGCCCCGTTACCTTCCGTTTCACGGGAGCACGGGAGAACAAACATGTCTGATTGGCCTAGAATGCTCTACCGCAAGGGCGACGAGATCGAGGCGCACGGGCTGAAGTGCGACACGTTCGTCGTCGATAGCGCTGAGGAAGAGCGCGAAGCCAAGGGCTGGCACCGCACCCCGCAGCAGGCGCACGGCGAGAAGCCGGTCGATGACGAGGCGCCGTGCAGCGATGACGAGAAGCTCGGGCTGATGCAGGAGGTCGATGAACTTCAAACCAAGCTTAAGTCCACGGAAGCCGAGCGCGATGCCGCCTGGAAGGCTGCTGACGAACTCCGCGCCGAGCTGAGCAAGGTTGATCGCGATGGCGACGGCAAGGTCGGCGGCTCCAAGCCCAAGCTGACGATCAAGGCTGACTGATGCCGACTATCGTTCTCGACGGCACTGGCAAGACCAAGGCTGCGCTTGTTGAGCGCATCTATGAGTATTGCGCGCTGTCGGGAGCGGAGTTCGAGCGCACTGCGGAGGAGATGACGGCGGGGCTTCGCGACCTCAACGACACGGCTGCCGAACTGCTCGCGAATGGCATTGATCTAGGTTACGACTTCCCAACCTACGGCGAGGGGCTGCCTGAGGAGCCGAGTGGCATATCCGATGCAGATGTGTCGGCTCTCACTCTCTTGGCAGCGCAGGCGCGGATCGCGGGTCTTGGCGGGGTGCTATCCCCCGACCTCAAGGCGCGGCTCAATCGTTCGTACATGAGCCTGCAAAGCCGCTATGCTTCAATGCCGGTTGTGACACCCGCAAGGATGCCGCGCGGGGCCGGGCGGGGCCACGGTGTCCGCTACGACTTCAGGACCGTCGATACCACGATTGACCCAGGAGACCTGGCTAGCATCGTGGGAGACGGCAGCTCCGGCGGCAGCTCGTCTTCTGGTTCCGATTACGATCCTGGCGATCTCGCGAGTCTGATCGACTGATGGGCGAGCACCCTTTCACCAGGCTCACGCAGCGGCTTCATGCCTTCGCGCGAAAGGTCGACGGCGAACTCGATGAGCTTGGGGCACGTCTGGATATAGTGGAAGACGGTAGCATCGACAGCAGTGCGATTGCTGCGATCGATGCGGCGATTCCAAGAACTCTCTATGTGTCGCCGGACGGCAACGGGAACGGCATTACGTCGGAAACGCCGACAACGCTTCCTGCTGCAATCGCCATCCATCAGATGTGGGCGGGCATATTCCCCGGAGATTACACGATACGCTGCGCTGCCGGGACTTATACCGGGCGGGCAACCGGGTTCCTCAATCGCAAATGGGCCGCGTCAACCCTGACGTTCACGGGAGCGCCGCCAGTCAGCGGGGTGCCTGTAACGATCTTCGAGGGTGCCAATCTTGGCGGCAGTCGAACGGCGGAGTTCGTTCGTATCAGTGACGGCGCGAAGGTCACGTTCAACGACATCTTCGCACGGACCTACGGCGCCTTCGTCCGCTCGTCGCGGAACGCCGTGGTTGCTGTCAATCGTGTTCATACCGTCGATTGTCAGCGCGTCGTGTCGATCGGCAACGGCGGCATTGCCAGCATATCGGGCGGTAATTGGGACGGGCGCGACCTGACGGGCACGATCATCCCCGACAGCAACGCGATGCTGGCCGTTATAACTTCTCCCTACGACCTTACTCAGCCTGATGACTATTCTGGTTTGCTGATCCACCACTTCGAGCGCGGCGTAGTCGTGTCCGAAGGCAGTTCGGGCCACCTTGATTACCTGCGGATTGAGGATTGTGGCGTTGGAATGGAGATTTCCCGCGGTGCAGGTGCTCCCAACACCAAGGCAATGCGGATACACCGTTGCACCGTCGGCTTCCTCGCCCGCGATGTGACGCCCTTTATTGCTGATAGCTTCGACTTCGGCATGGGTACGGCAAACGCCTGCACCACCGCTGTTATGTACGTCGCTGGGCCTACCTATCACGCTGGTCAGCGGCAGGAAGACAGCCGCCTCGTCTATAGGTTCAACACGGTTGGCTCGGGAGGTATTGCTACCGGCAGCACTGCCGAGGCTTCAGTCTGGCGCCCGCTTACCACCATCGCCGGACGACCGCGCGAAGGCGATGTAATTCACGTCAAGCAGAACTTGCGGTTCTCCGGCGGGCTGACGGCTGCTGTCACGGTTCGTCTGAAGGCCGGAGCGACCACTCTGGCGACCGCCACCTTCCCGATTGGCGCGGTGCTCGGGGAGATCGAAGCCGAGCTTTATGCGATCGACGCTACTAGTATCAACGGCACGCTCAAGATCACTCATGACAGCGGCAGTTCATCGGTCGTTTCCGAGCTGGTTGAGATCGGGACCACGGCTGTCTTCAGCCCGACAGCGAATACGATCTTTGATCTGACGTTGCAGCCCGCCAGCACGGGCGTCAGCTATCAGCGGCGCTCGGGCTTTTGCGATACCAGCATTGCGGGCGTGACGCTCGAACAGAGCGATCCCGTTGATACAGGCGGCGGCGAGGTTGGCGGAGGCGACGACAGCGGCAGCAGTGGCGGCGAGACCAGCGATACGACCAAGCCGGTTCTCCTGAACCCCTTTGCAGAGCCCCTTTCAGGTACTCCCGGTGCAGTAAATGCCATGGTGACGCCAAGCGAGACCGGCCCTGCTTGGTGCTTAATCAACACCAGCTCGACCACGCCCAACATTAGCGTAATTCAAAGCGGTATGGCTAAGCAGTTCTCAACTACAGCCCGCCAGATTTTCAACTTTCCCGGCAGCAGCTTTCCTGCCGTGCCGCATTACGCTCACTTCCACATGAAGGATAACAGCGACAACGATGCTGTGCCCGTCACCTACGGTCCATTTACGCCCGTCGCCTCTACCGCCCCGCCGCCCGACCCCGATCCGGAGCCAACCGACCCAAGCAGTGCGATTAGCGGTAACGACGTGTCCCTGTTCAAGACATGGACAAGCAGCGATCACACTTACGCCGATGACTTCTGGGTCGAGGGCGATCCAACAACCTACACCGGCATCAGCTACGCCGAGACAAAAACGCACGAAGTAATGCGGCAAGAAGGCTCTAACGCTAATGTCGCCTGCTACATATTCTCGGCCACTTATAGCGATATGACCGGGATAACGGTTGCAGTCGAAGCGTCAATCGGCACCCAAGCGGTCGGTTTGACCTACGCCACGCATCTTGCCACTCGCTTGGGTCGTCTACCTGCCAAGATGCGGACTAATCTTCGCACAGGCACGCAGTCGGCAATGGTTATCCCAGCCACGGGCGAGATCGCTAGGGGCGAGAGCGTCGGACACTTCATCGCCATTAGCAAGGCGCGCATCGACACTCGTGTCCCGCAGGGCAAACTTGAAGAAACTATGTTCCATGAGCTCGTCCACGCAACGCTACAGCAGACGGGCAACGGTAAAGGCTTCAACTATCTTGGCCCGTATAACGCGCCGGTCTCCGGTTGGCTGAGCGCAGTGAATGCGGACAACGGCAAGGCCGTCACGCCTTACGCGGCAAGCACTGTGGCAGGTGGCAACTATCAGGAAGACTTCGCGGAGACGGTGAAGTTCGCCTACATCCGCAAGCACAAGCCGGATCGGATGCCCGCTGGCGACCGAACCGTTCTCGCCGCATGGATACCAAACCGCATTGCGTACTGCGACACGGTGGTCTTCCCTTAAGGGGCGCACAGAGTTCAATGGCAGTTGGCGCCACCTCGGCGCGATAAGCCAGCATGGACATAATGCTGCGCCGTTTATACGCCCAAGCTCACGCGATAGACGCGCGCTTCGATCGGGTTGAGACGCGCATTCTCCCTCCTGGTGGGGAGATCGGCCAAGTCCTCGCGAAGACCTCAGATATTGATTACGTCTATGCATGGGTAACGCCCGCTGAAGGTGGTGGCGGGGTAACTGCCTCATGGGGCGCCATCACCGGCGCGCTCTCAGACCAGCCCGACCTGACCGCAGCGCTCGGGCTGAAAGCGGATACTGCGAACGTAACCGCATTGCTGGCCGGCAAAGAGCCGACGATCTCCCCTGGCACGACCTCTCAGTTCTGGCGCGGCGACAAGAGCTGGCAGACCCTCGACAAGACGGCTGTTGGGCTCTCGAACGTCGATAATACGTCAGATGCGAGCAAGCCGGTTTCTACGGCGGCTCAGACGGCGCTTGATGGCAAGCAGGCGGCTCACGCCAATCTGACGAGCATTTCAGGGCTCACGCTGACCGGCGGCGGGGGTCTGGTCGTAAAGGTCAATGCTGGCGGCAATGGGTTTGAGCTTGGCACCGACAATACAGGCGGTGGCGGTGGGGGCATCACGGATGGCAACAAGGGGCAGATCGTCGTTTCCGGTGGGGGAACCGTCTGGAACCTCGATACCGGCGCAGCGGCGGCGAACCTCGGCTTCACGCCCACCAGCGTAACCGGGCTTACTGGTGTTCAATCGGTCGCTGCGTTCAAGACGGGCCTGTCACTGGTGAAAGCCGACGTGGGCCTGGGGAACGTCGATAACACCGTCGACAGCGCCAAGAGCGTAGCCTCTGCTGCGACCCTGACGACGCCGCGCAACATCAACGGCGTGTCCTTCAACGGCAGCTCGAATATCACGATCAATGCGGTAGACGTAACGGCTCGGCTCGCTGCCTCAGCGGTCTCAGCTTTCGGGCTGACGCTCATCGACGATGCCGACGCGGCTACCGCTCGCGGAACGCTGGGGCTTGGCACTCTAGCCACGCAGAGCGGCACATTCTCCGGCGCGTCCAGCGGCACCAATACTGGCGACCAATACACCAACATGGTCAGCTCGCGGATGCTGGGGCGGGTGACGGCGGGATTTGGAGCCGCTGAAGAGCTGACGGCGGCGCAGGTCAAGACGTTGCTGGCACTAGCCATTGCGGACATCACCGGCTTGCAAGCAGCTCTAGATGCCAAGGAGCCCCTAATCCACCGAGGGACGACAGCCCCTTCGGACACCAGCAAGCTCTGGCTTGATACGAACTAGTTGGAGAACGAATTGTGGGCGCAGTATCATCCTATCCGACGGACACGCCGGACGCGACTGATTACCTGCTGGGGACGAACGCCGCCGGTGACGTAAAGCGGTTCCTCATGGGGCTGCTGCAGAACGTCGGCCGTACTGTCTACAAGCTCACAGCCGATCACGTTAACTCGACCACGACCAGCACGACAATTACCGACGGCACGACGCCGTGGAGCCATCCAGTTGTTGCCGGTAAAACCTACAAGTTCTCCATGATGGGTCTGCACCAGACCGTGGTTGGAACTACTGGTATGCGCCTCTCTGTTCTCAATGAAGGCGGCGTTGATGGTCAGCCGGTTGGCAGGTTCTGGGCAACTCTGACTAATGGCGTCGGAGGGAATAGCTTCGAAGGAACCCTATCAACTTTCGCTACAAGCACGACCGTATGGCCCACGGGTTCAAGCATCCTGACCACTGCGGTGGCCCCGGCCAACCAGCCACATCACAACGGACTTGAGTTTGTCCTTCATTGCACTGCTAATGGCTCCGTCTCGATCCAGTTCGCTTCAGAGATTGCGGCATCAGCAGCGCAGATGAACGCCGGTTCGACGCTGATCGTCGAAGAGCTAAGCTAACATGGCGAACATAACCGACCAACTCGGTGCGGACATCACCGATGAGGTCGGCGGTGTAATCACCGATGGCGTTGGCGGCGGCACGGGGGAGATCACGTTCGTCGGCTCTCGTGTTTTTGCAATATCAAGCACGTCTACA